CTGCTCTGTGCGATCGGTACGGTGGATGGGCTGCGAAATGACATGAGGTCTTACATTGCGGCGCACGAGAAGGACTTCGAGGCTACAGCTCGATGGGCAGTCCCGAGTGTCAACATTTCCAGCCATACCATCATCGAAAAGGTCTACCGCGATTTCTTCAAATAATGGTGGTGAGATGATATGACATTTATAAACGAAAACAAAGATCAAATCAGAATCGTTGTGCGAGTGAATAACTATGGTCGCGACGAATCTATTAGATTTCGCGTCTGTGATATCATGGTAAAGCCGTACAGAAAACGTAAGGAAATTAGCATTGCAGCCAGCATAAGAGATCGTTATGATTATCGCGTGCTCGATTTAGATGGGCGCAAAGAGTACGTAAAAAATGTATTCTTGGAATACTGCACTCAGGAACAAATTGATAAGGCAGTTCAAGAGGAATATGAAAAATTGGCCCCATCTGAAGACAATGTGGAATACGCCTGCTGGTAATTACGCTCGGAGTGAAGAAGCTACATGGAAAAGAGACGCAGGCTGACGCCGGCAGAGCGCCGTGCCGTTTATGACAAGATGGGTGGGCGGTGTGCATACTGCGGCGAGCAACTTGACTATGAGGATATGCAAGTCGATCACGTTGTTGCGCTGAGGAGTGAGGGCGAGGACAATCTGGCAAATATGCTACCGGCTTGTTGGAGCTGCAATCACTACAAGCGCGGCAACTCATTGGAGGGGTGGCGGCGAATACTGGAAGCTATGCCGACCACCTTGGAGCGTGACTGCTATACTTACCGTCAGGCTGTACGGTTTGGTATGGTTAAGCCAACGCCAAAGAAAATTACATTCTACTTTGAAAGGGTGGGTGAAGAACATGGATTGCCCCGTTAAATTGAGAAGCGGCATCCCGACCGATGCCGACATGAGAAAGATCAATGCCGTAAGCTCGCACCCGTTGACTGCCGATCAGGTGTTTATATTCAGTATGAGGGTGTGTAGCAACGATGTGGATAAGGACTTTGAGCGTTTTACTACTAAATCGCTTCATAGCCTTGCCAAAATGTATATCGGCAAGCCTGGGATTATCAAGAATGAGGAGAGTGCTCGTATCTACGATGCCGTCGTGGTCTCTGATATCGAGAGGACTACGAGATCCGGCGATATCTATTGCGAACTGATCGCATATGCTTACATCCTCCGTTCTGAGGTGTCTAAGCAGCTGATCGAAGACCTGAATGCCGACATGGTAAAGAATGTGTCTATCGGATGTAGTGTAGCCTCTACGACCTGCTCCATCTGCGATGAGGAAACCTGCTCTCACGTCAAGGGGAGTGTTTACGATGGGAAGTTGTGCTTTAAGAACCTCAACTCTCCGGTTGATGCTTACGAGTGGGCTTTCGTGGTTGAACCGAAGAAGCCCGATGCGGCCATGGCCCTTGACGAAGCGATCCAGCACTGCTATAAGGTTGCGGAAAGATTGAGAAAAAGCAACCCTTGTGATACCTGCGCTGCCGAGCATGAACAGCTCGCCCACTGGTTGGAGGAGTTGAAAAAGCTCAGAGTGGAATGCGACGGGCTGCGCTCGAACTGGTATAAGTGCGCGGAGAAAGTGAAAACGCTGCGGGCAGAGCGCGACGCTGCTGTGTCGGATCTTCGGAAGCTCGTTCCCGCCTGGAAGTGGGATGGCGAGAAGGAACAAAGCTCCCGTGAGGAAGCGCCCAAATGCGGTTGCGTGGACTTTGGATAAGGCGGTGAATATATGAAGCATTGTGATTTTTTCGGTCGGGAGCTTGTGGTCGGAGATTGTGTGGCCTACATTGACTCCAAGTACCAAGAGCTTCGGAACGGTGAGATCTTAAAGCTCAATGAAAAGCAGGCAACTATTCGTAATCTGGACGACAACGGCCTATTCGGAGACAAGATGGGATATGGCCGGACGTGTAGAGGATATGGCTGCATAGTGAAGAAAGTTTGACTTTCAAATAGCAACAAAGTAAATCAATCAGAAAGGAGCGTGTGCAGTGGACGACCTTAAAGAGTTGACGCACAGACTGAACGAGTACGAAACAACGATCCTGCGTATGAACCAGGAGCGTGCCGCTCTGTTTGAAGAGGTGCAAGCGTATAGAAATGCCGCAAGACTCTATGGAATTGACCCAGCGACAATGCTGACGCTGGCTAAGAGTCAAGTCAAAACCTGCGCCGATAATATCCGCCTCATTGAGAAAATGCAGGAGGTATTTGAGCTGTTCCGGTATGTGCCGGAGAATCTGACGGAGCAGGAGGTTGTATCAGCAATCACCCAATACGATGGCGACGGCTCCAAGCCGTATTGCGATCTGGTGTACTGCGGACTGAGCATAATCCGCAAATATTTGAAGAAAAGGAGCGAGTATGATGAGTGGCGAAAAGGTAATTTGCCGGAGGATTTCTGATGGCGTGCTCATTAACATTCCCCATACGTTTGATTTGAAGCAGATTGCAGATTCCGGCCAGTGCTTCCGGCTGACCGCACTGCAGGATGGGGGATATGTGGCGGTCACCGACATGAAACTGGTGAAAATCACACCGGGTACCAATGGCGGGTATGTTTTTCACTGCCCCTATGATGAGTTCCGGGATGTATGGATGCCCTATTTTGACTTGTCTGCTGACTATGAAGCATATCAGCAGAAGATGGCCGGAGACCTGTTTTTGCGGGAGGCGATCGCGGCAGGTGGCGGCATTCGTGTCCTGAGACAGAATTTGTGGGAGATGGTAGTGACCTTCATTATCTCTCAGCGGAACAATATCCCGCGCATTCGCAAAGCGGTAGATATTCTCTGCCAGACATTCGGTACGCCGCTGGGGGAGATCGACGGTCAGCAGTTCTATTCCTTCCCGACACCGGCGCAGCTGAGAGGTCAGGATCTGTCACCGGCATCGCTGGGCTATCGTGAAAGCTATGTGAAAGAGATGGCCGAGTATGACGAAGATTTCTGGGTGCAGCTCCAGAAGCAGGATGACGATACAGCCCGGAAGACGCTGATTGCTCTGCGGGGCATTGGCGAGAAGGTTGCGAACTGTGTGATGCTGTTTGGGCTTCACCGTATGGACAGTTACCCCAGGGATGTGTGGATCAACCGCATGATTGATGATGTCTACCATGGCAATTTCGATCCTTCTCAGTACGCCGGATTTGCCGGCTATGTTCAGCAGCTCCAATTCTTCTATTACCGCAAGACGGCGAAGGAGGAAAGCGTGTGATCGTTAAGGTATGTGACACGATTATGGGAGCAGGTAAAACCGAGTCCGCGATCACTTTGATGAACCAAGACAAGGAAAGCCGCTACGTATTTATCACGCCATACCTGGACGAAGTAGAACGAATCAAACGGAGTTGCAGTGGGCGGAAATTCAAAGATCCGCAAAGCAAAGGTAAGGGTAAGTTGGAAAATCTGCATTACCTTTTGTCTATGAGGGATAACATCGCCAGTACTCATGCGCTGTTTGAGTCGTATAACGATGAAACGATTTCGCTGATCCAAGACGGCGGCTATAAGCTCATTTTGGATGAGGTTTTCCAAGCCGTTCAGACAATCCCGATTTCTCCAAAGGATTTGCAAATGCTCAAGCGGGAGATGATCGAGGTTGACTCTGAGTACCGTGTGCGGTGGGTAAATGATGACTACGAGGGTAGATTTGAAGACCTGCGGGATATGTGCATGACCGGCAACGTCATTTTGTATAATGACTGCCTCTTGCTATGGAAGTTCCCGATTGAGGTATTTCAATCCTTCGATGAGGTGATCATTCTCACCTATATGTTCGATGCCCAGGTGCAGAAATATTACTTCGACATTCATAATATCGAAGTTCAGCGGATCGGAACGGTTTGTGAGAACGGGGTATATCATTTCAGCGATACACCTCACGTACCGGATTACGTAGCCGAACTCCCAAAGAAAATTCATATCATCGAGGATGAGAAACTGAATAAGATCGGCGAAATGAGGTCGAGCCTATCTGTTTCTTGGTATAAGAAAGCGCGTGACACCAAAGGACAGCCGCTTATCAAACAGCTGAGAAACAATTTGACGAACTTGTTCAAGAATATGCTCAATTCTTCATCAGACCGTAACCTGTGGACGGTTTTTAAGGATTACCAAGCTCTCCTGAAAGGCAAAGGATATACCAAGGGTTTCCTTTCCTGCAATGTCCGGGCTACTAACGCATATCGGAATAGGGACTGCTTGGCCTATTGCGTCAACGTGTACTACAACCCTTTGCTGAAAAATTACTTTCAGGAGCAAGGAGTTGAGGTGCGCGAGGATGAGTATGCGTTGAGTGAGATGATCCAGTGGGTATGGCGGTCGGCCATTCGTGATGGCAAAGAAATCTGGATCTACATTCCAAGCAGGCGGATGAGGGAACTGTTTCGGAATTGGTTAAACGACATCTCTCATGGAAACACGACAGACTAATTGCGGCGTCAACGATTCATTTGATCATATAGGGAACTTGAAATTTAAGAGAGCTGACGCGGCGGTGTGTAGCGGAAGGAGGCTTACAATGAACACCGCACGAAAAAATTGTATTTGGTATGACCAATGTGGCTCGGAGTGCCAGGGGAAGTGTGACGACTATTCTCCGGCTGACGACGCAGGGGGAAACGAAGTGTTCTATCAGAGCGTTTTGAAAGAGAACGCTCAGGAGTACGAAAAGGTAATTCAGGAATATTCAGACAGGGGGTAATGTGTTTGAACCGTGAAAATCGCAGAGCTTTGAAAAAGAAGCTCAGGGACAAAGGCTCACGCGCACTTGCTGCGGATGCCCTGGAAAGCCTCGGAAACGAGATCGACAAAAAGATCCGTGATGGGGATTTGGTCACTCTGAATGTGGATCAAATCACAACTCGGAAGGATTATCCGCGTATGCAGGGAGAGTACCGTCAATTCGTGGAGGCCAGCCGCGACAAGGTATTTGTTGCGCATCCGTATCGTGAACGACCCGATGGGTTCTCTGCTCTGATTGAGCTGGAGGGCGTAGAGACCTGGTTGTTCTGGTATGGGGATCTGATTCAAGTCGAAAACATTCAAACTGAGGAAGGTGAATAGGCCATGGGTAACTCGGTCTATATCGTATCTGTGGATGCCAAGGACTTGTTCTTGGCGAACTATTCAAGCCCGAACAGTAAGGAATATTCTGTGAAGTTGGCTGGATCAGACCACAACGACCAGTTCAATACAAGACGTTTTGTCAACACTTTGGATTATAGCCTCGACCTGATAAAGCTGAGGGAAGTTTATGAGAAGGTATACCGCCGCATGGACTTCACGTTCAGTAAGCGGGGTAAGGAATACTGCCGGCGCGTGATCAATGTCACGTTCAAGTACAGCGTCAAGGAGTTCAACCGCTTCTTTGACAACACCTACATCAAGTATGGCTATCTGCCGCAGGATGTGCAGCTTACCGACAATATTTGTATCAAGGATGGGGAGCTGATTGCTGTACGGGTAGGATCTCCCGTCGAAAATCCGGCCTCTCCCCAGGAGCTGGGGGATCTGTTCGTTTTTGATAATGGAATGTATCGGCTTGGGAAAACCATGAAGGTACTTCTTACCGTAGCCCAGCTTCGGAATCGTCTTTATCAGGACGGATTCACGTGCGATGGTATTGTGTTCCGTAGGTTCAAGCGTTCAAGCGGAAGCAGCCGAATTGGAAAGTGCCTGTTCATTGATGAGCAGCTGTATCCAAGAATGCACAAGTGGGAGCTTTGTGGGCTGAAAGTGAAAGAGGGTCAGGAGATTGATCTGGCCGCTCTGGAAGCCTATATCGCCCTTACTCTGAGTAGCATCGTCGGTACTATTCCGCTGCGGCCCGAGAACTTCTTGGTAATCGACGACTATAAGAGCGTGTTCAAAGATCGCGTTGTGGCGACAAGGATTGGTAGCGATAACTGGCTTACTTCAAAGTCGGAAGAGGTTGAGATCGAGAACAGCATTTGGGACGGACAGTCTCTCATTGACAAAAGTGCTATGGGCGAATGGCAGGATTACGGTATGATCCTTCTGCGGAACCGGTTTTTCAAATCGGCCTGTTTTAATACCAATATCCAGAAGTTCTTTGCCGATCGTGGCATTACTGACGTATCCCAGCTTTCCGGTTTCACGCTGGCGCAGGATATCAGCGATATCAAGGTCATTACTACGCCCAGTAGTATTAAGTACGTGAAGTTTGGCACTCTGGAACAGTGGCTGAGATTGCTGGACGAAGACGGTAACTTTGGTGTCGTGAAGCATGAGAAGCCGACGCATTTCTTTGATGGCCGCATGGTGCAGATTCATTACCAGCTTTTGAATACTCTTCAGCTTTCGCAAGATGATGTTGACCAGTTGGTAAAACCGTCGTTGGATTATCTGCGCATGATCCAGACAGATCCTGCGGTGCTGCGGTACCATATCAAATATATGGGCGGGGATGAGGAGATCGACAGCGACGGAATTACGACGACGAACGATGTGGTATATCAGATGTTGGGCGTCACAGATAAGTTTTCTCAAACGAAGCTGTACCACAACTTCAAAACCGACGTATCGAAGTCGTTCAAAAAAGAGCTGGCCCGTGGACACATCCTTGTAGAAGGGAACTATTCAACTCTGCTGGGAAACCCTATCGAAATGCTCTACTCTGCGATTGGGCAATTTGATGGTGAGAGTAAAATCGGAGTAGGCAATGTTTTTTGCCAACAGTTTGCTTTTGATCAGACTATTCTCGGATCGCGCAGCCCCCATGTGACGATGGGAAATGTACTTCTGGCGAGGAATACGGACAACGAGGAGATTCGGCAGTACGTCAATACCACGCGAGAGATCGTGTGTGTTAACAGTATCGGTGAGAATATTCTTTTCCGGTTATCCGGTGCAGACTTTGACTCTGATACCATGTTGCTGACGAATAACGCTATCCTTATTCGGGCCGCAGAACAGAACTATCACAAATTCCTCGTCCCGACCAGCATGGTAGACGCTAAGAAAATCGTGCGTCATTATACCAAATCAGATCAGTCTGATCTGGATATCAAAACATCGGTCAATAAGATCGGTGAGATCGTAAACCTCTCCCAAGAGCTGAATACGAAGCTATGGGACGCGCTGAACAGCGGAGCAGATTTTTCCGAGTATGAGGAGCTTTACTGCGAGATCGCCCAGCTGGACGTTTTGAGTAACATCGAGATTGATAAGGCGAAGCGAGAATATGCCGTAGACAGTGTTGCGGAAATCAAACGGTTGAGAAAAAAATATGAGATACGCGACGATGATGGCCGGCAAGTAAAGCCCAACTTTTTCGGGAAGATCGCCCGCATGAAGGGCTACTATGACAGTGTGGGAAAAAACTATCGTTTCCACAATACGACGATGGATTTTTTGCAGCACAGTCTGAACTCTTACCGTACAAGCTATGCTTATACGTCGTTCATCCCGTTTTCTGAGCTGTTGGTAAACGACGCTTATCTGCAAAAATCTGTGAGCTATTCACAGGTCGAACGGATCTTGGGGTTTGTCAGGGATATGAGATCTAAGATCCGGGCGGTTTGGGATGGAACAGACGAAAACCTGGATAACTACGGTAAGGCAATCCTGGTACATGAGATTCGGCAGGAGTATATCAACTATATTAAGTCACTGCGGATCAGTCCTCATACTGCATATCGGTTGATGCTCGCCATTGAGGAGCCTCAGAATAAAGATATCTCACGCACCTTGTTTTATACGTTGTTTTCGGCACCTAATCAGTGCTTTTTGGACTTGATTGAGCAGAGTCGGACACCCATTTCAACGTTGACTGAGGTTTCTGATGGCCTGTGGGACGTGGAAATTTATGGGTTCCATTTCCGTAGAGAAACGGCGATGTGCCCAAAAATAATGTCCGATAACTGTTGAATTTTCACAATTTTATACAGATTTTCGGGTTTGTTGGTCGAATAATTCTAAAACCACGTTGGGAACTCCCATTTGTTGTCGGGAGTTCCCAAGTCCTAAATTTGGTGTAATTTTGAGGGAGTACCCTCAAATTTATTAGAAAAGGATGGTTCTCGTGGTTCCTATTAACAAGACAGAGAAAGATCTGCTGGTCAAAGCGTTCCCTCCGCATAAGTATCCCCACTACTACTGTTATCCTCGGACGATGAAGCAGGACTCGAAGAGGGGTCATTATTTCTGCGTCGAATCCCCTGAGCTGCTTGCAAAGCTGAACGAAATTCGTCGTATGAACGTGATCGAGGAGCACAAGTAAATGGCAGTGCGGGAGCAGCGTGAGGTATATTCTCACGCGACGATCGACTGCTCCGATATGACGCTGACGGAGTATGACGTGAATGGTGCTCGGACTTACGATATCAAGGAGATCTTGGAGCGTTGGGCCGGTGTACCAAACATTGAAATTGAAATCAGGCAGAGCACGCTTCTGCCAGCAGAAGAGGGGTGAAGACATTCGTGAATCCAAAGTATGAACGCAGAGAAGGTGAGGATGCATATGAATATGGTCTTCGCCTAATCGAAATCAAAGTCGAACAGAAGCCCGACGATCTGGACTGGGAAGACATCGTTGAAGCAACTGGCATCGAATGCCATCGGGATAGTTTGAGAAAGGCGGCATCTGTAACGCCATACTCCGGCTATGCTGTTACGCAGTATTTCAAGAAAAAGTATGCCGCTCAGGGTAATCCCGGCCAGGACGATTATATGGGCGAGTTGAACTGCAAAATTGCGGAGATGCGTAAAGAGGCCAAACGCTTCTATGACCAGCGCCGCGAGTTCAATAAGATGGTCGATCGGATGGGTCGTGAGGAAAATCTGGAAGATCGGCTCGTTGAGGCTGCTCAGAATCTGAATGAGTTTTCGCCGCTATCGGTTAATAAGCCGGACGACTTTTGTATGTTCCTTGGCGATGCTGAAGCTGTTCTTGTGTTTGCCGACTGGCATTACGGTATGGTAACGGACAATATCTGGGAGCAGTATAATACTCAGGTATGCCGTTATCGTGTGGAACGGCTGGTTGAGCGAGCAGTTGAGCG